TGATGTCGCGGCTAGTGGATGTCCAAGCAGAACATGCATGAATCTCGTCGCTACCATAGAATCCAATGAGTTCAACTTTATTAGTCATTTTTAATTAGTTCGGGGTTTTGTTCTAGAACTCTCGATACAAGATACACGCATTCTTGTGCAGTGAAATGCGTTTTCCAATCGCACTCGTCAAGAATTTCATCCATTGCTTGTAGATAAAGTTCGTATAGTTTTTCTCTATTGATTTTCATGTCCAAAAGTAATCGCGGTATTCAACCATTTGTTTGAGAATGCTAGTGTCTGTTTGAGCAATCAGTGCTTCAACTTTATTAAGTTCACCATAAAGTTCATCATAAGTTTTATTTTTTAATTCTGGTGGCAGAGGATGTGGAGGATACAAAACGTCTCGCTGCGCTTCACAATTTGGCCTGCCTTCTTCAATCCAATGAACAGCAGAATCAAGCCAGTTCTTGAATTTGCGATGTTCGGGTGTGCCATCCCAATCTACAAAAGAAGATTCAGCCTCTTTCTTAAACGAAAGAATCATGGCAAAATTAACCTCAACAATTAAATTAGAGATGTCGCTCCACTGACGAGGAATAACCTTGCGAATATCCTTATGACATGGCTTGAAAAAACGATAAACTTTCCAGTATAGTTCTCGACATGGCCATTTGATATGAATTGAGAACCAATGAGGCGCAGTTTCGCGCATCCAATACTGAATTGGATATTGTTTCTTAATGTTTTTGCGCCAAGTTTCCCAACCCTCCCATGTTTGAGAAGCTGGAACAGGGTACCAAAATTTGTTTTTCATGCTTACATTATGCGGAGATTGCTTGCTTTGTCAACTCACGAATGCGGAAAATAGCTTGGCATTTGTGTTTGAGTTCCACATCAAAATAAACATCACGGCCATAGTTGTTGGGAATTGAAACTGGCATGTCAGCATGTTTACGAGTGCCATCAATGCCTTCGCTGTAGTGAAACAGTGGAGTAGTTGGCCAAGTTTCGTAAGCAAGATTGAATGCTTCCTCTGCTGCTAGATTGTCATGCAAGATGCTGTGATGCAAAGAGTCGTAAGTGATGGGGATGTTGCGAGAACCGTAGAAATACTTGACAAGATTCTTGATGCCCCAAACACCTTTGGCATTGTCATTGTTCTCAAGCACAAGGCGTTGACGAATATTGTCTGGCAGTTGATCGTAAACGCGCAATACCTTGTCTGCAATGGTTTGAGGGTCGCCATCCTGTCTAACATGTATGTTGAGCGGCGAACGATAGTCTTGAGGAAGACCAAGCAAGTCAAACACTTCTGCATGTTGCTGTAGGTCAAGGATGCTGTTATTGATGCATTCTGGATTGTCAGACGATAGTGTGATGTATTCGCTAGGATGAGCAGACAAGCGAAGAGGATGCTGCGCCAAAAGTTGCTTGATAGAGTCACAAACACTACGGATAGCAGCGATGTTGGGCAGGTCTGCAATGCGCAGATTGACGTTCTTGTGCGTCAATACTGGAGCAAGAGAAGAGGACAAGCGATAGCCTTGAATGTTGTTAAGCTGACAGAAGCGAATAGTATTGAGCGTCATCTTGAAATTGTGCAAGATGCGCTCGGAAAGCTCGCTGATAGCAGCGTTGAATGGCAGCTTGGCAAACTGCGTGTAAGTCATAGAGCGAAAGCTCTGCCCGTTATCAGACAATGTTTTTGAGATGCAGCAAAGGGATAGGTTCATAGTAAACAGTAACCCATGCTTGTCTTTTGTCAAGATAAGATTTTTTCAGGGTCGCGCTCTTTGGAGCCTTTTTCTGTTGAGGTCCAAGATTCAAAATCAATTAAAAACAATTTGCCGTCATCAGACTCTACCACATTTTTCCACCGAATGTCATTGTGATGAATTCCATAAACATGAACTAATTCATGATTCATATTTTGGATTTGAGTTTTAAACTTTTTTCTCTCTGGTGGAAGGTATTTTAAATTTAACGATTGGCCAACATATTTAGTGACAATCACTCTATCATCTATGGAACTTGCCAATAATTTTGGCACAAACTCGCAAGACTCCAGTATTCTGTAAGCATCTAGTTCTCTTATGAATTTGCCATTTGTTTTTAGGTATTTAAAAACAGCAGTTTCTCCGCGCCAGTTTCCTAACTCTACCTTCTCTGTTGAAACACCTTTTTTAAACTGCATTAGTAGTTTGGCTCTTCGCAGAGGATTCTGCTGACTTCCTCTTTGATTTTTTTGATCATGCGGTGTTTAGCAATGTAAACTGTGCCACAGTTCACTTTGTATTTCTTCATCAACTGATCATTATTTAGTTGGTTAAAATGCATATCGCAAAAGATCATATAGTCTTTGCTCTTGTGAACTTTGCCAAGATTTTTCAAAGCTTGAACAAAGAGTTTTTGCTGATAATTATTCTCAAGTTTTGCATCAAGGTCTTGATTCTCGTCTGGCTGCATTTCCATGAGAAGATCGTCGCCAGTTGTAACATGCTTGTGCTGACGTTGATTGCGGCGAATAATGTCAACCATTCTCCACTTGGCAAATGTTGTGACCCAAGAATAAATGTTTCCCTTTGACGAGTCGAACTTATTTTCGCGAAAGTAATTCGCCATTGAAATGAAAACCTCTTGAACAACATCATCCACATCTTGTGATGGAAGTTTGTATGAGTGGGCCAATGTTTTTAAATACTCATTAAATTGTTCAAAAAATGCATTCCAGCTTTGGCTGTTATTCCAATCGGAGAGTTGACGCTCTTGTAGTTCGCTCATTAGTCTTTAGTTTAGTGGTCTGAATTTGGAAAGCTCGTCTTGCAAAGAAGAGTATTTCTTGTGAGAGTGCCAGATTTCAATGTCTTTACCAGTGGTATAGACTCCTTGAGTAGTGGCTACGCTTGTGTTTGGCGGAATGAAAAGCTCTGGAGGTTGCTGTTCCAGATTCCTTTCGGGAATGTATTTTTGGCAACATCCGCAAATCATTAATGCTAGAATAGTCTTTTTCATTTTTTTAAATCTTGTAGGAAGATGTGCATTTTTTGCTGCTCTTCAATAATTTCTTCATCGAATTCAGTGGCTCTTTTCTGGCCTTCGGGAGTGGGTATTTGACGCGCTTGATTTCTTTGAGAGGTTAGTTTATCAATCCTGTTGTCAAACTTCTCCAAAATATCGAAAAGAAAGGATTTATTACGCAACTTGAAGTATTCAACCGCAAGCTGCAATAACAAAGGAATTGCGTCCAATATTTTCACGGCTGCTTTTTGAGAGCATTGAAAATCACTTTTTCCTCTTGGCCAACCTCGCACTCGCAAATGTAGCCACCAATATGTTTGGCACAATCTAAGGCCCAAACATACGCATCAGAGAAATACTGATCATAAGAGGCTTGATGCTCGCCCTTTTGACTATAAACTGAATACCACTTAACGCCTGATTTGTTTTCCATGTTATTGCTTGTTGATTTTGGTCATCTTGATAAGGGAGTCGTGAATCATGTGACGGGTTTCCCAATCAATGATGCGACCATTTTCTTCTTTTGGAAGCTCGGACACTACTTGTTCCAAGTCCAAACCAAATGCCGAACAAAGGGCTTTGACTTTGCGAAGAACGCCGATTTCCTTATACTTGAGGATTGCCCAACAGAGGTCAATCTGTTCGGGTCCGCTTTTTTCAATTGCCTTGGCAATGGTGTTGCTCATAGGTTTTATTTATTTTTTATTTGTTTGTGGTTGTGTTGTTGTTAACTATTCTACAATGAGAAGGATTTTTGTCAAGGTTTCTTTTACCTCTTCTGCTGCTTTTTCTTTCCAGACTCGCAAACAATAGTCGCGAATTTCTGGCATTTGAAATTGAGTTTTTAGTGCGAGTTCTTGCTCATTACCAATAATGCAATAAGGAGGTACGTCATAACCAGACATGGCAATGGTGTTTTTACACTCATAATCGAATAGAGTAAGAACGCTATAATTGAGAGCTTCATAGAATCGGTTAGCCAAACAATTATAGTTGACATGGTTAATCTCGTCCTCAATGTAGAGACTAGAGTAGAAAGCAGAGAGTCCTTCTTTTGACCAGTTGATTCGATCAATGAATGGGCCGTTGACCTCAATTGCGTTAAATTTTTCACGGTTTTTTTGGTGTGTTGAAACAGTTACTTTGCCTTTTAAATATTTACGGAATGAGACTTCGCGATTCTTGCGAAAAGAACCATAATAAATGCATCCTTCTTTTGGGGCCGTTGTTTCTTTGGGGTCAAAAACTAGACAGTTCAAATTAACAAAGTGCCAACCGTTCAAATATTTTTCTACGATTTTAGAAATGCTGCCACCATGATTGGCAATAACTTCGTAGCGACGACCTTCTTTCACTCCCATCCACAAAGCTCTTGGTTCGCCAAGGTTGTATTCGTTTGTGATGTAAAAGATTTTTGCTTCTGGACTAGCTTTTAGCCAAGCGTAGTCAACGTAAGAATAGTGACTTGCATGATTAAAAATGATTCGGTCATAGCCACCTTTAATGTTGTCGTTGACTGTTGGATAGCTCCAGATGAGGTCAGCCTCATGGCCGCTTTGAATCAAAAAGTCTTTGATCTTTTTGGCATTTAGCCAGTGAAGATTTTGAGGTTCTTTCAGCGAACCTTTGTGAGAATCAATAATTAAATATTTCATTGAGGAAAGAATTCGATTGCTAAACGGCCAAGATTATCTTCAAAATGAGCATAGCCCTCAAAGATGATGCGGTCTTGAATAACAATAGTTTTGTAAAGCTCAAAAGGAAACTCGCCTCGATCTGGAACTTTAACACTGTGAACTGCTGCGTTTCCGCCAGCGTGTTCAATCGTGCAGTTCTCAAATTCTTTTTCCATCCAATCAAGATGGGCTTGATTGTTTGCGCCAATGATTTTAATTTTACCAGTCATGTCTTACCTTAATAGGTATATTTGAATGTGTCAATGTCTTTTTCAAAGATTTTTTCAACTATCTTTTTTGTATTGGAATTGTAATAGTCTTTATAATCTGATCTTTTGCTTGCGTTTTCGTGCGGAATATCTGGATTAATGTGTTTGATTTCGCAAAGATCAAGCATTTCTTTAAAATCATTTTTAATATTTTCGAAACGAAGAATAAAATTAGGCTGAAATGCGCCTTCGAACCACTCAACTTGTTGATGAGTAGCAATAAAATCTTTTGTATTATTTGCGTAATTTTCACTCATAATTTCGCAAAAATCTTCGAAAGATGCGTCATTTGATCTTTGATAAAGATTGCCTAGTTTTTTTTCTTTGGCATACTGAAATAAGGAAACTGTACGATCAAATGGATTTCTAACTACAGAAAAAGACATGTAATTGTGAACCATTGAACCAAAAATTTGATAAATTTCGTTTGGTTTAACGTGCGTAGTCGAGACTCGTTGATTATATGGGTTTCTTTTAAAGAAAACATCATGAAAGGTTTTTTCATGTTTTTTAATCAAATTAAGATCGCCAAGGTGAGAATAGATAGAAGTGCTGGCGTTTTTAGGAACACGAATAAAAATCATGCTCCAAATCCATTTATGCTTGCATGGAGAAAATTCCATCATGGCTTCTTCCAAAGAGAATAAGATAAATGCTCTCTAATATCTTTTATAGGAATCAGTGAAATCTCATCTTTGCGGCCTTTTCGCTGATAAATGCGATACACTGCCTCACCAGAACTCTCAACCTTATCAGAGAAGTCCACGTTCTTTTCGCAGAAATCTAACAAAGCTTGTCTCCTAACAATTAAGAAATTCTTCTCTTGTTCAAAAGCAATCAAATCAGCACTGCCGCGAAGCCAACCCTCTTTGCCAGCCACATTCGCGAACTCTACCCACAAATATTTATCGTTTGTATTTGAGTCTGTGCGTTTCACTTTCTTTTGAGCTTTAACATCAAAAGAAACAGTGCCGTGTTTTTTGTGGTCTAAATAAACATCAACATGGGAGAGTTGTTGTTTGCGGTCTGCTTTTAAGACTTTCCAACCTCGTTTTTCAGCCATTTCTGAAAAAAGAGTTTCGGCAGAGTATCCTGAATCGGAACATTGGCCATTATAGTCAAACTGATTACGGTATTTCATAATATGCGAAGTCTTCTATGGTTTTAAATTTAAAAAGTTTTTGGGCAATTGCAATGAATTGTCTTTTTTTATGTTTTCTGCGCACGTTTCCAGCTATATATTTTACATTATATTTGGCCTTAATCAACTGAAAAATTCCAAAAGCTGATTGTTGAAAAAGGTTCCAATTAAAATATCTCGAAGCAGCAAAAACAAATTCGCATGTGTGTTGTGGTTTGATGATTTGTTCTAGTTCTTTTGGAATTTCAAGTGTTTTTAAGCCAATATCAAAAGATATGAATCCAATAAAGCGATTGTCTTGCAATACATAGAATATTTTCGTTTGATCAATTAGGTATTTAAAATGTTCGTCGTATTTGGTTTTTTGCTCAGAAAGAGTTTTGTATTTGAAGTCTAATGGCCTAGAGCGATTGAAGAATTCCAAATAAACAAGCAGCAGTTTTTGCCTTTCGTCCTCACTTCCTAAAAATTCGTGTAATTTATAGTTTGAACCGTTATTATTTTTAGTCATGCCCATTAACAACAAAGTTTCTAAAGACTTACTTGATTTAGAGCCAACAGCCGTTTTAGAGTTTTACAAAATCTATTACGATACGGTTAATGAGCCAGACTCTTTCTTCCCGTTCCATCCATGCTCTAATGGATTACAAGGCAAGATTGTGTTGAATAACATTGCTTATGTGCCTTTGGCAGTTGAAGTTGAGGATTTTGAAACAAATATTTTCAATCGAATCAGTCGTCCAAAGATTAGAATCAGCAATGAACAGTTGGTAATTAGTCAGATTTTGCGCCGAAAAAACGATTTTAAATTCGCAAAACTAGAAAGAATTAAAATTTTTGTTAAATACATTGACGATGTAAATTTTGAAGGAGGCATTAATCCTTATGGAGTTGCAGACCCAAATTCTGAAATTTCTCGCGACTCTTATGTAATTTCTCAAAAGACACAAGAAAACAAGTCTCTTGTGGAGTTTGAATTGACTGCTCCATTTGACTTGGAAAACTTTTCCATCCCTGGAAGATTGGTGATGGGAAGATACTGTTATTGGCAGTATCGCGGATTGGGATGTCACTATTTTGGTGCTCCAGTTTGCCAAGAAGATGACACGCCATTTACTTATGTTCCAACTGGCAGCTTTAACTTTCAAAGCAGTAGTAATGAGTGGACCTATAATATAACCTACAATCCAGGAATGATTGTTTATGTTTCTACTCCGAAAGACCCGTTTAGAACTTGGTATGTTTGCACACAAACGCATGTAGCAACAGAAAACAACATGCCTGGCCTTGATGACGCTCCTTGGGAAAAAGATGGCTGTTCCAAGTCTATTGGAGCTTGCAAAAAGCGGTTTTATAATTCCACCCTATCTTATAGCGGTATTTCTGGCTCTCAAACGGTTACTGGCTCCGTTTATAATCCTGTTCCTAGCGCTCAAACAGCTAGTTTAGGCGCATTTTATCTGCCATTTGGGGGCTTTCCAGCCACAGACAATTATCAATATGGACAATCCTATCGTCAAAAATAAAAGCTTTAAAAAAATTCTGGAGTCTGTTCGTGAGCATTGTGATAGATATTTCTCGTTAGAGTGCTGCGGTTTTGTTGGCAAAAATGGCAAAGACTATATAGTGCAGTTTGTTAATAATCGCTCACCAAATCCAAAACAGTTTTTTTGTGTTGATCCTTTGGACTATTTGAGGTTCAAAAACGAAAACGAATTTATTTCATTGATTCACTCTCACCCTGATGGAGACGAGTCTTTTTCAGAAATGGACCAAGCAAATTCAGAGGCTACTTGTTTGCCGTCCATTATTTACTCACTCCAAACTAAGAAATTTGCAATTTATGAGCCAAAAGAGCATGAAGTTGATGTAAATACTCTTAATAAGGTAAAAGGCTTCTTATGACAGAAATTCATCTACATGGTATTTTAGGCAAAAAATATGGGCGATTGCATAGATTTGCAATCAAAGAACCTAGAGATGTGGTTCGAGCTTTAGAAGCTAATTATGAAAATTTCTCAAAAGACCTCAAAGACTTATTAAAGAAAAAAATTGTTTACTCAATTGTTGCTGACAACCAGTGGGTTCAAGGCAACTCTTTTACAGAGATTAAAAAAATCAAGAAAATTGATTTTGTGCCAACAATTATTGGTTCAACAGTAGGGCAAATTATTATGTTAGTTATTGCTGTGGCTTCTGCGGTATATTCCTATGTTCAAGCTGGCAAGCAACAATATCCTCAAATTCCTGGAGCAGAAGGAATTTCATCAGCTAATTCTAAATCATTAGCTTTCTCCAATCGAGAAAATATCACTGAGCAAGGCAATCCAGTTCCTCTTGTTTATGGGCGATTAAAAGTTGGCTCTTTTGTTGTTCAAAGCTCCATTAAATCTTTCCCGCTCACACTCACTTTAACAGACGAATTTTTAAATTCAACAGCTAAAAAATCTGCCAACCAAGTTGCTATTATTGATAGTGCCGATTCGGTTTTGAGCAATCCAAAATACTAAAATGAGCCATTTTTCTAAAAAATATATCAAAGGAATTGTTGGTGCGGGTGGAGGTCCAGATGCTCCACCACCACCTACTCCACCAACATTTAAGCCGCCAAAGTTAGGAGACTTGCAAGCTGTTTCTTCTTATGACTATGTAGAAAATATTGATCTTATTTCAGACGGAGAAATTGATGGTTTTGTTGGGCAGAATGGCGAATATGTTGACAATATCCGTTTATTTGAAAGTATTTATTTGGAAGATGTTATTGTGCGTCAGCCAGTTGACAGCGATTCATTTAACACTATTGCGGACCTTGACTTGAGTTTTATTGGCTCCGCTTTTCAAAATAAGTTCTACTCTAATTCGGAGTTTATTGAAACTTTAATAACAGATTTGAGTGATTTAAGTGGTTCAAACACTCAAGGTGTTTCATTTTCTGTTTTATCTGGCAAAGATAGAATAGCTGATTCTATTTTTCAATCAATTCAAAATATTGAGAATGTGTATGCTGGTATTCAACCATCGGCTCAAAATGATTCGATTTTTAAACAATTGAGATTATTAAGAGCACAGTTTAATTTCACTTCTCAGAGAGAGGTTTTAGCTTATCTTTTACCAGATTTTCCAGAATATTTCGCCACTGATTATCCGTTTTTGGCATTAAAAATTTCTTTAAATGTTGATCTTGCTCCTGATGGATACGTTCACTCCATTGATGATTTGATTATCTTGTCTAATGACATTTATAATCAGATATATTATGATTTAGAGTCAACAGAATTGCAAAATAAAAAGATTTTATCTCCTAAAAAGAAAATTAACACATGTTTTTTTCAAAGTGCTGGTGGCAATACGTCAGCAAAAGGGGATTTTTATGTTTTCTTCTATCAAAGAAATAATTATGTTTTAAAAAATGGAGTTGATGCAATAATTAATTTCATCAAATCTGTTAAGATTATCAATACCACGGCTAAATTTAATTATGCTAACGCGACCTTTGAAACAAGAGACGGAGCTGATCTTCAAAAACCATTAAGTTTATTCAATAAAACTTATTTAGATACTCAATTTAACTCTAAACTTAGGGGTCCGTTTGAGCAAGGCAAGCCTGTATTAACGCTGTTAAATAAAGAATACACTGAGGTTGATTCAAGATACAACGAATCATCTGTTATGGCGAGTTCTGGATTAATATCTGATTCTGAATTCAAACAAGGAACAACTGAATTCTTTTCAATTCAAGAACTAAGTGAATTAAAAACTTTGCATACTGATTTATTTAAAAATGAATCTGAATTTGTTAGTTTAACAAAACAACTAATGAGCGGTAATACTTTATCCCTTGGCCTTTTAAATCCTAATCCAGAATTTAGAAGTAGTTCTTGGTCCATTGAATCATTGAATAAAACTGGAAATATCATTCAGATGGTATTAGCTGGCAAGGTAAGTTATCGCTTTTATTCAAATGATATAAAAATTACGCTTTCTTTTGATAAATCAACAAAATGTTTTAAAAGAAACATTGTTAAAAACAATGGTGATCAGTTTAATATATTAGCCACGGATACTGTTTACATAACGGATTATCAAAAAGATTTGATAAATGCAAATAATTTTGATTTTACTTTAATATATGAATATTCTTCTTTTAGTGGTCAAGTATTTTTAACATCCTACTCTCCTTCAACTGGTTGGCCTTTATTTTTCAGAATCGCTTTTCGCGCTTTATTAGAAGGCGCTTACGCCAACGAAGGAAGTGATGATTTTAGAAAAGTTAATGGTGCTATTGAGAGCTATACTAATTGGAATAAAAATTATGTCAAGTATTTATCGGAACCTGGATCAAGAATTACGCATATAGTTTTAAATCCCAATGTTGATCAAGTATTTATTTCTTTGCAGATCACAAGTTTACAAGATACGGCTCAACAAAATTTACTTTTATTGAAGTCAGATGGCACAAAAGAAGACGTTCAAGCTGGCACAAGCATTCCTTCCGTAATAGAATTTAGAATTGAAACTGGATACCAAACGCTAACTGGAGAAGAAGAGTTGTTTGTTTCAAGATTGTTCCAAGTTAGAGGCTTGGTTAATTCGCCAGTATCAATTGATGTTGGTCGAGAAGAAAACGCTTCAGTAATTCAACAATATAGCCGCTTTATTCTAGGAAGTCAGAATATTGCACAGCCAATTTCTCTTCCTCCCCATGTAGTTAATAAAAATAGATTTGTAAGAGCCTATAGAACAACTGCGGAATCTTACTCTTCACTTATCCGCCGTGAAATATATTTGCAAAAAATCACCGAAATTATTAATGTTCCATTTTCTTATCCATACTCAACCATTTGTGGTTTAAAATTAGATGCTAGAACATTCACTTCCATTCCTGCTCGCAGTTATGACGCGAGATTTAAGAAAGTTTTCGTCCCAAGCAATTATTTTCCACTCAAGGCAAATGGTCAAGACAAAAGATATATTGCTGGAAAGAATTTGGCTTCATTCAATAGCCTAAGCAATTCTAGTGATGAAAAAACAATTTATAAAGGCAATTGGGATGGAACATTTAAACTAGCTTGGACCGATAATCCTGTTTGGGTTCTTTTTGATATTCTAATCAATCGTAGATATGGATTAGGCAACTTTATTTCGCCATCTGAGGTTAACTATTGGGAGCTTTATAAGATTGGCCGCTATTGTGATGGTGTTGATATTAATGGCGTATTTGTTGGCGTTCCTGCTGCTGATGGCGGACTAGAGCCAAGATATGCCTTTAATGGCGTAATTGCTGATAAAACCAATGTGTTTGAATCATTGAAGTCTCTAGTGGCTTGCTTTAGAGGCAACATGTTTTACACAAACTCAGAAATCAACTTCACAAACGATAGGCTCAAGCCAATCATGGGCTTCTTCAATAATTCGAATGTGAAAGATGGTATGTTCAACTACTCAAATGAGCGTCGAGATTTACAATACAATGTTATTGAAGTGACTTATTTAGATCGCGACGACTTGTTCAAACAGAAAATTGAATATGTGGAAGACCCTGATGACATTAAAACTCGCGGCATTTTAAGAACCACAGCGCAAACTTTTGGCATTACTAGCCGCGCTCACGCCAAACGCCTTGGTGAACACATCATCTACTCCACCATTAATGAAGACGAAAATGTGGCCTTTGTTGGCAACTTGGAAACTCTCTTATGCAGGCCAGGAGATTTGATCGCAATCAATGACAATGTTAAAACCCTTAAAAATCATGTGGGGCGAGTTTTAGATGTTGATACAATTAATAACTCTATATATACTAATGTTTCTCTTAAATCGTCTGATTTTAGCTCTTCTGGACTAACGGGAGAAATTTCTGTTCTGATTCCAACTGGCAAATATCAGTCTAATGACTTTTATGATTTGGCCAAGTCTCCAACAAAGTTAAGTGTTTCTGAACTCTATCAAACAGATGTTCCGATCAGAGTGACGCTTCAAGCAACTGGAACTCAAGTCATTGACTCTTCTCCAGCATTGGATTATGGTTCCAAGTTCTTTATTGATACTGGATGTTCTGGCTATCCATTGTTGCAGCAAGTTCGCGCTGGAACACCTTGCTCCATTACAATCGCTAACACTAAACAGCAGGTTTATAAAATTCAATCAATCAAAGAACTAAACCTCAATGAATATGAGGTCATTGCTTCAAAGTTTGACACTGGTAAATTTGCAGAGATTGAACAAGGCGAAACTGGCTTGATGCAAGATTTCTTCTCCGCCTTCCCACCAGCTAGAAATACAGCAGTGAGCGAAGGCCAAGCAGAATTGCTGCAAAATAAATATGTGTATGACTTGGGATTCCCAAGAATTTTAACATTAAGAACTGGCAATTGGGACATGCAAGCAGATACAGCAGATTTGTCTGGAAGCTGGTTGCCTGTTAATGGCGCAAACGCCTACAATGTTGAATTAATTACTCCAAAATTTAAAAGCATCAAACAAACTGTTACTGGTAACTCTGCTATTTTTGAAGATCAAACAGAAGTTGGAACCTTTACTTTAAAAGTAACTGCCAGAAACACTGGTTCATATCCAAACCCAATATCAGCAACCGCATCCAGATCACTATCTGTTGTTTCTTATTTGGCTCCAGTAAGAACAAACGGAATCATTCAAGGATTCGTAATTAATAAATAACTCTATGCCTTCTTATTTTCATACTGGTCAAGATTGTAGTGGTAATACAGTAGGTCTTTATACTGAAAATCCCACATGGGTTTCAACTGATATTGCTTATTCTGACTCCGCTTTATCTTCGTTTTTTAATGGGGAATTTAATTCTTTATTTTATTCTGACGGTATATCATATCCTTACGATTGTCCATCTCCGCCTCCCTCACCAACGCCTTCACCGCCTTCACCGCCGTCTCCGCCTACACCGCCTCCTACACCGCCTCCTACACCGCCTCCTACACCGCCTCCTACACCGC